ACTCATTGTTACACCAAGCATTGCTGTAACATTTCCTGGTAAATCCAAAGGTGTGTTAGTATAAACAATAGACTCAGCAACTGTTTCTTTGTAAGAAAGATATTCAATATTAGTTTCGTTCTGACCAGCAATAGTTTGTCCAATTAAATCTAACATACCATTGTAGTAATCAGTCTCAACTAAATCAGCATTGAAAGCACAGAATAGACCAGTTTTATCTGTGTTTCTGTTGATTACTGTTTCAATGAAAATATTTGTACCATTCAAATCTCTAAAATATGGAATTAATGACAATCCTTCATAATAACCTAAAAGTGTTACATTTCTATCATTTGCAAATGCTCTGACTTGTTCTTTAATTAAACCGCTTGCGTTAAAATAGTTAGACCATCTTGTATCAATAGAAAGGTCTCTGTAATTAGACCAGTCACCAGAAACTACAACAACATCAACTAAATAGTCAGATGCGTAGTCTTTAGAGTTTACATATGGTGGAACCTTTTCTTGAGAACCATACCATTCTATAAGAGTTCTGTCAAAACCTGTTCTAGCACTTTTAAATACAAAAACTGAAATATACTTATCAGACATATTTGTAAAACTGAAAGCTCTTTCAGAATAACCAGTGTTTGATTTTGTTAAATTGATAAAAGACTCAGTATCTCTTTTCCAGAAACCAGTAGTATCAAAAAATCTTCTGTAAGGACCTTCTCTTTCGATATCATTCATATACCCAGTAGAAGCAGAAATAGACTTATACTCGATAAGGTCCAAAGTATCATTTGTTTTAAGCAAATTGATAGCGAATACTGGAGAAGATTCCAACATTTTTTGTATAGTTCTGTGAAAGAATGAACCTTTTCTCTCAAGTCCTCTATCTAAAGGTCCGAAGATATTTTCTAAATCATTCAAAGTAGTTAATCTAATAGGTGTATTAACTGGTCCTTTTTTAGAAACACCAATTACCATGTTAGTAATTCCCTCTACTACTGGTGTAGTTATGATGGAATTATCAAACTCTTCGATAAAAATTCCTGGTCTTTTGTATTTTCCAATTTGAATTGCCATAATTTTTTATATTTTTTTTAAGTTATATTCTATATATAAAATGTAAAAAATGATATTTTTTCTATTTTTTATCATCTTGATCCATTTTTTGAATATTATCCTTTAATTCTTTCTCTTCTTCACCCATATCTTTCTGAATTTCTTTTTCAGAATTTAAAATTTCCTGACCTAATTCTTTTATTTTAAGTGATTTCTGAGCTATTCTATTACTGATATCAGTAATTTTACTATTAACAGCAGCCTTTATAGTAGGATCTTTTGAAACCGCAAGTTCTCTATTAAAGTCATCTTTAGTTAATTTATCTTTGGTAATTTCTTTTGTAAGGTCATCAACTTTTTTTTGTAAAGTTGAAACATGTACCCATTGACTTAGAAAATTATTCTTATCATCTGTTCCGATTATTGAATCTAACTTGGTTTTCAGTGCCTTATCGTCGGTAATTGTTTTAAAGGCATTATCAATTTGAGCCTTTTTTGATTTAAATTCAGAAATATCAGACTCTAACTCATTTAGTTCATCTTTTGAAGCTTTTACATCTGGTTCGTCGGTTGGTTCAACTTCTAATGCTTCTCTAAACAATTTCCAACTCTTTACCCATTTCATTGTTTAAAATATGTTTGTGAGATACCTTTAGAAGTTTTAGCATCTGTTATTCCACCAAGAGTTCTTACCTTCTCAATAGGATTCTTTGTGAGTTTAAATCTTTTTAGTATTTCTTTATCCTCTTCATTTTTTACAATCTCACACATGGTATAAACCTTTTCTACATTAATTGTATCTTCTTTTTCTGTAAACTGAGATTCTTTATTCGCATTATTGATTTTACCATCATATCTATTAATAGATTTCACCTTAAAATCACCAATCAATTTATAAATACCTCTCATATCTCCAAAAAGATTAGTTAATTTAATTTTAGCTCCTTGAAGTATATAATCTTTATTTTCCAATTGTTTGTCAAATACTATGTTTAAAGGTAAACTTCCTTTTGTAATGCCATTTTTAAAAGTTATTCCAGTACTTTTTATATACTCTCTGAAATAGTAAAGACTTCTGCAATAAACAACATAAGCGAACTCACTATCAACTGATTGAATCCAGAAATAAGTTTGACCTTCTGTTTTGTTAAATGTTCCATTAGTAGCAAAAAATGTTCCAGCTAATTCTGAATATTCTTTAAATGCTATTGGTTTATCTGTGAATGAAACGTTATGCTCTTTAATAGCATTACTATTCTGTGTGATTTCTTTAGATTCATCTGCTCCACCTATTGTGAGTTTTGTAGGTTCTATCTTTGCTTCTGGATCGAAATACTTTTGAATAAATTCTGCTTGTTTACCCATTCCATTAGCACCTCCTGATTTGTAAAGAGTTTCTCCATCTAACATATCATTCATGAAACGTAATAGGTTTTTACCAGCGTCTTTTATAATTTTTCCACTCTCTGTTTTGAGTGTAGTCTCTTGTCTAAATATTTTTTGATATTTTGTATCTTTCATAATATCTTGAACTGCATTTTCCCATGAATTAAAAATTGCATTGTTTCTATAAGGACCCCCTGATGCACCGGCTGTTTCTGGTCTACCATCACCAAATGCTGTATATTCCCTAAATGTTTTATTAGAAACCTTACCACCACTTCTTCCGGTTGGAATAACTTGAGTTGTGTGTAGTTTATAAGCTCTATTAAACACTTTAACAATTTCAATAATTGGGTCAAGACCGTTAATTGTTATGGAATCTGCTTTTGATGCTTTATCAAAATTTAATCTTATCTTTTCAGCTTGTGACCTAGTTAGTACAAATTTCTTTATATCAACTTTTTTATCCCAATAATCTTTTATTTTTTGAGATGTTGTCATCTTTATCGGTTCTGTAACCGTAGACTCTTCATCTGATGACGATTCAGATTTTGTATTTTTAGTTTCTTCAGATTCTTTTATTAAAATAAAATTTGAGTATTTTTTTATTAATGATTCTGTCCTAACTTCTGAAGATTTCAATTTGGGAAATAGTTCTTTCAATTTAGAGTATGACTTATTAAATGATATAATTGATTCACCTGGTAGAGTTGGAGTTGCACCTTGTCCTTGTATTTTTGAAGCAAGTCCCAAATTATTTTTAAAAGCCAAAAGTACATTACTAAGTAATGAAATTGATTTTGGTATATCATTAATAAATAAATCTTCTTTAATTAGAGAATCGTACGAAATTTGTGATTGTCCGATTGTTTTCTCATTAAGAATAACTTGTTTCCCAATTGTTGAGATTGTTTTTTTCTGACCCTCATTTCCTGATTCTGACCCTTTAATAAGTTCTTGAATTTTTGAAATATATTTAAGTATTCCTGAAGTATTATAAGCCTTAATTACTTTATTCCAAGCGTTTGAAGCGTCATCGGATTCTAAAATCAAAAGAGATTCAGATGTGACTAATTCTTGTTTTCCAACTTTAGTCTTACTACCCGTAACTTCTTCAGAATTTTTTGGTTTTACTGATAACTTAGTAGATAATGTAACGATGGATTTTAACATAGTAATTGAATTTTTATAAAATTCTTCAGCTACCTGACTACTATCTTCTTCTGTTTCAGAATCCTGTTGACTTTCATCACCTTCATTTGTTTCTACACCTTCTAAGAATTTCCTAAATTCTTTTAATTGTTCAATAAGCTTTATAAGTTCATCTTTATCAAATGGTAATTCATCAACATTGTCTCTATTGTCAACCAGTGATTGAATATCTTTAATTGAAGAATCGGTTAAATTCTTAATAATATTTATACTTTCACCATCTTCTACAGATTTTTTTAAAGCCTCAAGAAAAGAAAAGATTACTAATCCATTATATTCCTTTTTATCTTCGTTACTAAGAGAACCCATTGCGGATTTTGCTAGTAGTTCTTCAAAACAATCTCTTAGTCTTTTATTAACAGCCTCTATTCTTATTAGATTCGCACCAATCTTAGCTTTTCTAATAGTTGAGTTTATTAATCTACCAAGTAGTGAATCGTTCCAAGGTATATCATTTTCGAAAGGGCCACTTTCAGCTTCTTCATTTATTTTTACTAAATTTTTTTTATCTGATTGTAAGAATCCCTTTCTGCCTTTAAGGTATTTCATGTTTAAATATGATTTTTTCAAGAATATATATTAATTATTTTTATCCAATTTTTTTTATTTTAGAATATTTTGATTATATTTGTATAAATATATAAACCACTACAGAAAATGAAAAATAAGAAAAGAAATCAAAAGAATCAAACGATTGATGTTTCAAAAGTTATTCATTTGGAATTTACATATAAACGAAAAAAGTTAGACAAATCACGTATTAAATTCATGGCTGACTTTGTAAATATCTCTTATGAGTGGTTATTAGAATTGAGCAAAGATGCTACAAGAGTTTGGATTTATAGAGAAGATGGTAAAGAATCAGTAGTTTTTTCAACTGAAAATAACACCTGTTATATTTGTGAAGATTTTAAAAATCTCTCAAGAGAGTGTCGTGATGAAATATTAGCACTTCAACCAGTTGCGATTCCTAAAAATTCAAAAACTAAAGTAGCAACTAAAGTAACAGAGAATTTCTATGATGTTGATACCATCTTAGATAAAATTATCGACTTTGGAATCGATAAACTTACTAAAGAAGAATTAACTTTCTTAGATAGTCAAAAATACTCTTCATAAAAATTATAAAAAACCGAGAATTAACTCGGTTTTTTTATTTCTAAAAAATATTTTTAATTTATTTTTTTAAAAAATCCATATAAAAAGTCGGTTTTGGTTTTTAATTAAAAAAAAACAGAATATATACTTTATAATTCAAATTAATATTTTATGAAGTGGAATGAATTAAAAATAGGAAACAAGATCTATACAACACCTTCTAAAATCAACGAAATTCTTAAATCTGAAAAATTTTATTGGTTAATTGACTCTGAGGTAGAAGGAGCATCTATTGAAATAGTAAATAACACTGTTATTTGGAATAGTGGTGACTATATTTCAGGTAGATGGCATTATGGTATATTTAAAGATGGAAATTTTTACGGCGTATGGGAAAATGGTATATGGGAAGGAGGCAATTTTGGCGGAAAGTGGCTAAGCGGAATTAATCTATGTTAAGATATAAAAAAATAAATTAACACTATGGGAAAAAGAAGAGTTACTCTTGAAATTAGAAAAGAAATTTCTAATGAAGAAGTAGTAAAGATTACCAAAGAAAAAGATGAATGTTTTTTTGAAATTGGAAAAGAAATTACATCAGATATTGCAGAAGCAGTCTCAATACTGATGAGAAAAGTTGAATGGGATGATAAGATATGGGAAATGGAAATAAACAAAAATATAATTTTAGAAGATATCACACCTGAGAAAAGCCTTTTTTGGTTATCTGGTGGATATAACGAGTGGAGAAGTCTAAATAACTACAAAAAACCTTGGATGGAGTGTTATTTAGAATTTCAAGAAGAATTCGGATTTCTAATTGTAAATATTGTTAAAAAGTCAAAAACTCTTCGTGATATAAGAAATGGATTTGTAAAATACTTAAATTTACCTACATTGTATGATTTTGCAATAAGTAAAGGACTAGCAAATTAAATTGAATTAAATAAAAAGAAAATCCTACCATTTTATGGTGGGATTTTTTAATATATAAACTATGGAAATGAAAGCAGTTTGTAAAAATCCGTGGTGTAAAGCAACATTCTACTACAAAGATGATGATATGATTAAACCAGAAATTGAAGGAATTCCTGGTAAAGTAAATGAGGTTTTAGATGAAGTTGAAAAAATCGCACCAAGAGTTTGTCAAAAATGTAGAAGTTTTGATACTGAATTGTCTGGTGGAGTTTCATGGACTGAAAAAAAATATGAAGGACCAAGATTTGATGGTCTTCCACATCAAATGAGATATAAAATAACTAATTGGAAATAATGAATGCTCACTTTTTTGATTTAGATACTATTTTAGAGTTAGATTCTAAAATTTGGATTGTTGATAAAACAAAACCATCAATTCCAATAATTAAAATTTCACCGTCTGAATTTCAATTAATTAGAAGTGGAATTTATAAAAGTGAAGGAAATCCTATTAAATTTTCTGGACATACCTATTGGGTCAAAACAGATTTACTTAATAAAATTAAGATTAAATCAAAAAAAGACGTAGTTGATATAAGTAACTTAGCATTTTCTATGAGAGAATTTTTAGATGAAGAAATTATTGAAAGAGGTGAATTTAAAATACACAAAGACAATTTTTCACACATAATGAATTCAAATGATGATGTTTATATTATCTGTTCCAAAAATAATAAGAGAAATTATGAAAAAATTATCTCAAAAATTGAAAAAGACTTAGAAGGTTTAGGAATTTTAGTCAAAAACTATTATTTTATCTCAGAAACTTTCTATGAAAGAGATAATGATGACATTAGTTTCAAAAAGGCAAGACTACTACTACAACACTTAATTGGTTTAAAAACAGATGATAATAAATTTACTGACGAAGAAATTCAAAAATATAATAAAATAAGTTTTTATGATGATGACTCATCAACTATTAACTTCTGTAAAAACATTAATGATTTACTAAGACAATTAGTTACAAAATCTGATAATACAGTCTCTGAAAAAATCAAAGAGATTATCAAAACAGATGAGCCAATACTCGAATTAAACGAAGTAACTTTTAATAAAGTTAATAAATTTGTGAAAACTGAAGTAAAATTAGAATTCTATAATGTTATTAAAACATTTGAATCATTTAAGTTGAGATTTTAATTACTCTTTATTCTTATTTAACATAGCTTGTTTGATTAGCTCATTCAAATTTCTGTTATCTGTTATGACTCCAGATTGTGTGTCTTCTTCATTTGCAAGAGCCTGTGACCTATTTACTTCTGGATTATCAACCTCATTTAAACCTAAGTCTTTTCTAAGATTTTTATAAAACTTTTCAAGTTCTGTTCTTTGAGTTGATGAGAATTTTGAGTTTTCTCTTACCTGTCCAATTGTTTGATTAACAACTTCGTGCATTCTAGCAGAGTTATCACCATTATCAACTTGTCTTAATTGAGAAAGAAAGTTTTTTCTTGTCATTTTTTGAAGAAATATTGTTTCTGCATAAACTTTAGCATCTTCTTTCATTTTATTTTGAATGTAGGGATTCTTCTTTAAATCCGGTACATCACTTAAATATAAATCTACAAGAGATTCCAATACTTCCATAGCCTGTTGTATAGCAACAGTCATATCACTATCATAATCATAGATTTCAATTTCACCTAAATCCGGTAAATCATCTGGTCTTGCAAGGTGTTTAGTTATATCAAAATCACTATTCTCAGATTGTATCTGGTCGAACTCATCTTTTATTCTATTTTTCTCATTTTCTATTTTTGACATTGAGACGTGGTTTTTTACAATATATATTATAAAACATATTTTCTGTCCTGTGGCTAAAGAATTACAAGAAAAACAAATGATATTCACAACTAAGTTAGTTGATGAAGCAACCAATAAGATTAACGATGGTATTGTTCTAAAACGATTCCAAAATCCGTGGTTAAAAAATGAAGTTGGTTTAAGAAGAGCTGGTGTTACATTTAGAATGACTCCTGAAGAACAGGCAGAGTATATAAAGTGCGCATTAGATATACACTATTTTACTGAAAACTATTGTAAGTTAAAAAGGGAAGATGGAACTATTGGTTCAATTTTTTTAAGAGATTATCAAAAAGAAATACTTGAAAATTTTGTTACCAGTAGATTTAATATACTTATGGCAAGTAGACAGGTTGGTAAAACAATCTCGTCTGCTATATTCATGTTACATAAAATTCTTTTTGATAATGATAAGAATATAATGATTGTTGCAAATAAAGGTGATACTGCAGTTGAAATTGTAGATAAGATAAAATCTATTTACTCACTTCTTCCATTCTTCTTAAAACCGGGTATTAAAACTTGGAATCAAAAATCTCTTACTTTTGAAAATGGATGTCGTATTAAAACATCTGCTAGAACAAAAACTCCCGCAATTGGTTTTACTATTGATATTTTATACTTAGATGAGTTTGCACACATACCTTCAAATATTATTGAACCTTACTATACGGCTGCCTTTCCTACAACGGCTGCAGTTGAAAACTCAAAAATTATTATTACTTCAACTCCGAATGGAATGAATTTATTCCACAAACTCTTAACAAATGCTGAAAGACCAAAAGGAGATCCTCTAAAAAATAACTATAAAGCTATGAGGGTTTATTGGTATCAAGTTCCTGGTAGGTTTGTAACTTATCTAAGGTTGAATGAACATAAACTTTATGACTGGCAAATTACACGTGATGAGATATTTGAACTGGTACAGTCTAAGTGGGGTGATGTTACGAAAATTGAGATGAAATGGAATGAAGACTTTCAAATGTGGATTATATCTATATTTAATAATGAAGGGTGTTCTGAAGAAGATGTTAAAAAACTTACATTTACTTCAAATGATGGAAACGAAGTTTCAATTTATGCGGTATCTGAAGTTTCAACTTGGAAAGAAGAAGCTATTAAAGATATCGGTGGTGAAGATGCTTTTAACCAGGAATATGGTTTAAGATTTATCAACTCAAGTAAATCACTATTAAGTGAGGCAATTATTGATGATTTATTAAAGAATAAAAGAAACTATGTTTATGAAGAAATTTATGAGTTTAGTAAAAAATTAAGATTTAGTTATGAAGATTTAAAGTGGATAGATGATGATGAAATATTTTCTCCAGTTTTAAGAAAAAAATATAAAATTGTTATCTCAGTGGATATTTCAGAGGGACTTGGACAGGATTATTCAATTATAAATATTTTTAAAATCTCAGAAAAACCAAAAGAATTGATTGATATTCAAAAGGCTTCTTATAAATCTATTGTAGATTTCTTTAGACTAGAACAAATAGGTATATTTAGAAACAACTATGTGTCTGTAAAACAACTTGCTGAATTACTTTATATGATTATTTTTGAATACTTTGACCCGGATAATGTTAAAGTAGTTGTGGAGTTGAACAATTACGGAAATACACTTTTTGCTGAGCTTCCTCACGTATTTGATGGGAATAATGATTATGGTTCTTCTGTATTTTTCAGATATAAACATCGTATAGACTCAAATGAAGAAAAAATTGGTCTAAAAGTTGGTGAAAATAAAAACTTAATGGTGAAAGATTATCAGGAACTTTTACACAGTAGAGGAATTGTAATTACGAATGAAGACAATATAAGAGAAATTACAACATTTGTTAAACACACTACAGCTCACGGTAATACGAGATACGCGGCAGATGTTGGACATGATGATACTGTTATGACTGTTGTGAATATGACTTCAGTTTTTAGTAGGAATGATTTTTCAGAAATGGTTCAAGAGTGGGCTTCTATGGATTCAAATAGAGATTTTATGTCGTATGTTAATGAGTGTATGAATTCTATGGAGTATCTTGAAGCTCCCGATTACTCACAAGTTCTAAAAATTAGAAAGCAAGTAAAAAACCGCTGGAAAAACAGCGGTTCATCAAATGGTATAAATTGGCACGGATTAAATTAAAGGTTAGATTCCATAGTGACTGACAGACCAGCGTTTTGAAGTTTATCTTTCATTGTTGAGATAGTTTCTAAATCCCCGTATTTAACATCACACTTTCCTTTAAAATGTACGATGTGAGCACACTGATTTGCCTGTTCTGGGTCATGATTACAGTGTTTTATTAAACAAGTAATAACCCAATCAAATGAATTAAAATCATCATTGTGAAGTGTTAGCTTATAAGGTTTTGATAAAATTTCATCAACTTTTGTTGATGTTTTTGTTTTAGTTATTGTTGCCATATTTTAATTTATAATTTTAGTTGTTTTATTTACTACATCTATAATAACCACTTGACATGATTGTTCTTTGGCCCAGTCTTCGAATTTTTCTAAGTGAGCTTCTCTATCGTCATACATTACAAATTTTTCACAACCTGTAATTTCAATTAGTTTTTCAAAAAGAGTTGTTTTGAAGATATAAGTATCACCACCCCAGTTGAGATAGATACCATCTTTTCCATTTCCGTCTTTAAGTGGATTTGATGAATTGATTACATAAATTTCATCAAAAGATAAATTATGACTCATAAGAATCTTTTGAATATTTTCCCTCATTTTAGGAACTTTTTGTAATCTTCCGGTTGCTAAAATACAAGCACCGTCTTCATCTGCTGATGCTTCGAGGTATTTTTCATAAACCCATGGATTCACGGGTGTGTCATAAATTTCTGGATCTATAGTTTCTGGTTTAGACCACCAGCCAATATGTGGCCAATCGGTTCCAAATTTGTCTTTCCATATTTGTTTCCCTGACTCATCATCAACGGTGTGACACATCGTATCATCGAAATCAAAGGAATAAAGAGTTTTAACCATTATTAAGTTTTAATATTTTACAAATATATATTAAAAAAGTTGAAACACAAATTTTCAAAGAGTAATAATTTTATATATAATAAAAAAATTAGTTTAAAAATATGAAATTAGATTTAAAAACACTAGCACTTTCAGTAGTAACTTTACTTTTTATAATCTTTTTCTCTATTTGGTTTTTTAAAGGTTCTGGTTATAAAAAACAAATTAAAGAGTTGAAAGAAAAAAATAGACAAATTGAACTTATAAGAGACTCTTTGAAATTGGTAAATATCAAATTAGAAAAAGATTTTAATGTAATTGATAAGAGAATGAAAAAAAGAAATCTAGAAATCAAAAAAATTGAAGGAGATTTAAAAAAATCAAAAGGTGAAGTAAATAAACTAACTAATAAATTAAATTATGAACATTCTCAATTAGAAGAAAGTAAGAAAAAAATTGATGACTTAAAAAAACATCCAATTAAAAGAGAAGGTCAGGATTTAATAAATTCACTAAAATCAAAAACAAATTTATAAAATATGAAAAATTTACTATTAACACTCATTACTTTAATATCTTTTTTCACACTGAGTCAAGATTATCCAAGAATTGAAAAGGACTCATCTGGAAAAGAAATCGTTATTTTAACTTTAGAACAGGCACAAGCTTTAGACAATCAAGTTGAAATTGGAAAACTCTTAGAAAAAGCAGGAACTGATTGTGATTCAGTTGTTACAACTCAAATATCAGTTATTGATGAGCTTAAAAGACAAGTTGTTAACTGGGAATTGAATGTATCTAAACTAAAACAACAATTAAGAGATGCTTCAAACAAAACTGAAAATGCACTAATTAGATTAGAAAACTGTACAAGAGATAGAGACCTTTGTGAAGAACAAAAAAGAAACTTTGAAAGTATAGAGAAGGTTTATCAAAAAGAACTAAGAAGGTCAAAATTGAGAGCTGTTGGTGGTTACATCGTAGGCGGAGTTGGGGTTCTAGTTGGAATCTTAGCAGTGATAATAAAGTGAAAAAAACGAGTTTTTTTACTTAATATATAATTAATAAAAAATATTTAATAATATGAAACATATTAGAACATTTGAAAGTTATCGTATTCAAAAAAACAGAGAAGAGATTATCAGAGAATCAGTTCTTCAAGTGAACGATATCTACAAAGTAAAAACTATGGTTGATGTTCCTCGATCATTAATTAACGCTTATATTAAAAAAGTTAAGGATGAGACTGCTAAAAATCCTAAAGATTTTTTCGGTGATGTTGATATCGCAGAAGAAATAGTTAAATATATTACAACTAACAATCTTGATATTGAGAAGTTACCTTCTGATGTACTTATGGGTGGTGGAACACCACAGACAACAGAACCAGCGGCTGAACCACAAGCTCAAACTGAACCAGCTCCCGCTCCTGTAGAAGCAGCTCCAGCTGAAGAAACGCCAGCGGCTGATGAGTTTGAAGAACCAGCTCCAGCTGAAGAAGCACCTGCAACAGAAGAACTACCAGCTGAAGAAGAAACTGAAGAAAAAGCTGAAGAAACTCCAGCTAAAGAAGAAACTGAAGAAGAAACTGAAGAAGAAACTGAAGAACCTCTATAATCAGTCGTTTGTACTGAAACGCACCCTTTAGTATTTTATTACTTTAGACAAACCCATCTTTTTGATGGGTTTTTTATTTAATATATACCTTATGAGATATTTACAAAATTGGAGACTTTTTTTAGAATCTGTGAATGATTGGCAAATAGTTCGTGCAGATGAAGATTCAAGAAATTTTAAACCATCTTTTAAAAATAAAAATAATGATACAGAATTTTATCAAGTTTTAAACCAAAATGGTGAAGTTCTTTCAGAAATTGAAGTTGATGAAACGAATCCAGAAATTTTATCAATTTATTCGTTTTCCAAAGGTCAGGGAGTTGGTAAATATTTAGTCGATTATATCAAATCTAAATTCAAAGAACAGGGTTATGATTCAATAAAAGTTTGGGCAACAACTAAAAGTAGACCTTTTTGGGTTAAAATGGGTGCAGTTGAAATTGATAACAATGACATTTATCGTATGGAAATTAAGTTATAACTGCTACAACATCATATTCCGCTATCGTAAATTGAATTTCCATATACTCCTGAAATCTTTCAGGATCTTCATAAATACTCACTGTTAAGTCAAATGGTATATTTGCAATTTCGGAAATGTAAGTATTTACTTGTCCAAGTAAATCATTTTTTATTGTATCTGCGGATAATCGAGTCTCATGTAGCAGTTCAACAAGATTAGCTCCGAAATTCGGTTCGAATAATAACTCACCTTTATTAGTGAATATTATCATCTCCCACTTTTGAATAATTACTCGGATTACTTCATCCTCAATGAGTTCAGTACTTTGATATCTTGGGTGACCTGGATAAGAAATATAAAAATCTGTAAAATCAAATGCCATAAGTTATATATTAAATAAATATATCTCTTAATTTTCCGATTATGGTCATTCCTAAAATAAGTGGGTCTGTATTTGTTTGTAGTTTTTCAGTGTAGTCAGCAATAATATAATTTGCTTTAAACAGATTTTCAACTTGAGTTTCTTTTTCTGAAATTATCCAGTCAATAAAAGATTTACCAAAGAGTTTTATCATAGTTTCAACTCCATCTGGTCCAAACGACGACATTAAAAAGTGATAAATATTTTCATAACTTAAATCCTTTTCAAAAATTAAATTGTAAAGTTCTAATTTTACTTTCAAATTTACATTTGAAGCTACAGTTCCGGTTTCACCAACTTCCAGATAATTCTGAATTTCTACAATTGTTTCTCTAAAGTCTGGAAATTTTTTGTTAATTATCTCACCTAATATTTCTTTCGGAATTTCTTTACCTTCATTTGGTAATATAATATTCTTTATTCTTGAAAATATTTCTCGTTTTAAGAATTTTTCTTCATTTGCTTCTTGACAATCAAAATTTAAAGTTTTAATTCTGGATTTAAGGCCATCTGAAATTTTATTAATGTGATTTGTAGTAATTATAAATCTAACGTTACGATTATATTTTTCTAAAAAAGCTTTAAAAGCGTCTTGAAATTGAACTGATACCCTTTCAAACTCATCTAAAAATACATATTTAATATCAGAATCTGAATCCATCATTGGTTGTGTTTTACAGAATCGGTCAATTTCACTACGAAGAATATCAATTGATGTATCAATTGAACAATTTAATTCTAAGTGTGGTACATTTTTTTGATATTTACCGATGAGAATTCTAGCAAGTGAAGTTTTTCCGGTTCCGAAATGTCCGTAAAATATGTAATGTTGAGTAACTCCATTCTCAAATTGTTTTCTTATTCTTGGAAGAAGAATTAATTCTTCCAAATTTTTTGGACGCCACTTTTCCCACAGCAATAAAGATTTTACAGACATAATATTTGATTAGTAATAAGTATATAGAGCCGATATTGGAAAGTTTTATATGGCAATTCTATTTTTAATATATAAAGAATGATTGGTGAAAAGTTTAATTTTGAGGACGTATTCTTTCGTGACTTAACAGTTTGTGTTTTAGATACATTAGAAGGACAAGTCAAATGGACAAACCGATTTTCGACTGGTGATGTACCTGTTCAGGTTCCTTTTTATTACTCACTCACCGGTGATGAAAGATTCCTTTTAGATACATTCGCTGATGATATAGTTTCTGAAAATAGATTTGTTGAATTAAATACTGATATTATACCACGAGGTCATATAACAATGACTGGTTTTAATATTAAATCTGATGAATTTGCAAATCCGAATGTTTGGCTTAGAATGGTTGTGGAAAATGAAGTTGAGATTAGAAAGGTCTTAGCTAAAGTAAGAGCTGTTCCAGTAACAGTAAATTACGACTTAGAAATCTTATTAAGTTCTGAAATAGATACTTTTAAATGTAGTCAAGCTATTATGGATACACTCTGGCTTTATAAATTTATGTATTTTGAACATAATTTTATGAACATAGATGCTGTAATCTTAATGCCCGATACAAATTCAATTGAGTTGTCAAGAGAGAAAAATCTAACAAGTGATAACAACATTAAGTTAAAGGTTTCTTTTACGGTTGAAACTTATTATCCAGCTTTTAGAAGAGATAGAGTAAATGCTGAAGGATTTACAACTGGAAATAAAGATGGTCAGAATTCAAACTCTGTAAATACTAATGAGGATTATTATACTTATGCTCCTAAAAGGACCAGATGGTTTAATAACATATTGAAAGCCAGAGAGAAAGCTCAAATTGTTCCGAATAATCCGAACATTGAAAACATAAAATTCACAAATAATTTGAAAAAAAAATAATGAAACAAAAAAAATTAAAAAATGGTAAAAAATGACTTTTTTTGTTTAATATATAATGTAATAAAAAAAAATATTTTAAAATATGAAGAATCTTAAACTTGAGTTGTTTAACTTCAGAAAGGACCTTTCGTTGGAACAAGAAGAAGTTTCTGTTATAGTTGAAAGACATATGAATGCGTGCAATGATTTATCTGAAAAAGCAGTTATTATGTCTCTTAATGAGAGGTTAAAACCTTTTACCTATGATAAAGATGTTAAATCTCTTTTAGAGAATCTAAATGATGATATGAAGAATTATGAATTGCTTTATGAGCTTAAAAACTTGTACAATGTTCTTAATTCTAAAAACCAAGGAGAACTATACAGACAACCTATTAATGTTCTTTTACAAACGATCAATTTAGATACTGACCAAGATAGAATGTCAAAAATTCTTAATGAATTGGCAGTCTACGATTGGGTACCAGAGGTAAAATTATTTGTTCATAATCTTACAAAATCACCTGAACAACGTTCAAACTTATTGAGTGGTGGTAAAGGTGAATCTACATTTACAATTGTTGAACAATGTGAAGATGGATATTTATCTTATGTTAAAGATTCTTGGTTCCTTCTTTCTGAAGATACAATTGAGAAAACTCTTTTAGAGAATCATATCAAAGATGAAGAGACTATTAGAAGTATCAGATTGTTAGAAACAGCTATGAAATATGCTCAAGTTTCAGAAGATAAAGTAAGTTTCAGAATCTCTGAATACTTAACAGTTGGTCTTTCTGTAAATGGTAAAAAATTATTTATCAATGATGATGAGACTAATGAAGAAACAACTTTAGAAAGTTTATTCTCTTCTCCAATCATTCCAATTGTGAATAAAAACTTTTATCCAATTCTACTTGAAGTTTCTAAAAACTTGGATAAATTTGTTGAATTAGACGTTGTTAAAAAAGTTAACAACTTAATCAATCCATATTTAGAAATATTTGCTTTTAACTATAAAAACAACACATTCTTATACAGATGTGATGAGAGATATGGTAACTCATTCTTTAAATATGAATCGGCATTAGAATTAGTTAATGAGGTAAGAAACGAATTAAACTATGATTTAACTTATTTCTTTGAAAATAGATTAGATAAAGAATTAGTAGTAAAAAGAAAACTTGAAGATAAAGAAAGAGAAATCACTCTTAAATTAGAAGATGTTCAATTCAATATTGACAAAGTTAAAGGTTCTATCCAAATGATTGGTGAATCTGAAGTACTTACTACTGCTCTTAACAACTTAGAAAAAAGAAAAAATGTTCTAAGTAGTGAGTTAAATGGAGTAAAAGAACTTCAATACAAAGAAA